AACCTACACAATCCCGGTTGGGCGTTCAACTCCAACCTCAAGCAGCCAATAACACTTCGGACCACGAACGCACTACGACGTGAATACTGCAGGCGTGTAGCGTAGACTAAATTCATCTGAGTTACGAAATGCCATCATTAGATCCCGTAAAAATCCGGTATTATTCAACTTCACCTTTGTCAACTTTCCTTGAGCGAAAAAGTTTCTAATCTCACGAGTGTAGGTTTGACAATTATTCGCTCCAATCGGGTTCGTAATACCAGTTAACTCATATAATGGAAAATGCTTCGCAAAAACATCAGTGACATTTGAGAAAAGTGTCTCATCAAATCGTGATCTAATTGCTGTATGAAGCTCTGGTGTATATTCAGGAAGATTAAATCTTTCAATGTACTTTTGAGCATCAACTAATGCAAGACGTTTCTCACTGTCCGAAGCAACCTTCCAGAACTCCGACATGCGTTGGAATTCATAACCGTTTTCACTACCTTCAAGTATTGTCCCTTGCACTTTTAATGGTAGAGACTCAAAAGTTGAATAATTGTCGACCTCAAACGAATCCCAATTAGGTGTCAACTTGCCACTGTTCTCGTCGATAACGTTGCGTAACTCAAAATGACCTGGGCGTGCCGTCAGATGTGCCATCTCTGGTAATCCATCAGCAACACCTGAATAGGTATTAATGCGTACATATTTCGATCCAATCCTTCGTGTAATCTTATTGACAACTCTAGCATGTACTGGAGCAGTATCATATTTCAAAAGCCATTTGTGAAAGAAAGGCACTTTCCTCTTCAGTAGTGCCCCAACTGTACCAACTTTCGGACCAAGCATCTGTAATGGTCGTGTTTCTATCATCAAGCCCTCGTCAGTCAGTAGGGTCTGTCGTATGCTCTCATTCAGTTCAATTGGTGTTGAGATCAATTTAGTTGAATCTAACGCTGAATATGACGCTCGATTAATTATTCTAGTCTGCATTCCGCCAAGGCCAACCGATAAGACAATTCCAACTGCGTCGATAGCACCTGCAACATAGTCACCAGAAGAGAAAGCTAAACCCATAGAAATGCCGCCACTTAAAGCCAGGAGTCCAATTCCAGCAATCGGGCAAAATGGCATAACAATCATTCCAATCAACCCAGTAAGTGAACTTAACCCATTCAAAGCCTTTTTCCACCAAGGAACGTTCGTTGCATCCTGAAAAGCCTTAGACAATACTCTAACATGTGAAACAACGTCATTAACGGTCGAAATTAAGTGAGATAATGTCTCTTCAATTGTATGCAATCTTCCGAGAATAAGGCCAATTGAATCAAACATTTCTTGATTGCGTAGTAGGGATGAGATTTGACGGAAGCGGTCGTCAGTAAAAACATCAGCATTAACCAATCTATCTGATGTATAGCCGTATGGATTTAAAAGTAGATGTACCGAAAACTCAGAACAATCAACTTCAATATGTGCTTCCTCAACACCAATAGCCTCGGCAAACAGGTCACTTGGAATCCAACGTGTTTGTACATAAGGTACCGAATGTTTACTTCGGAAAGGAAAGATATTCCTCATACCATGCTTACTAATTTGTGGAGCATACATCAAAGTCCCGAGTATCGCAACTGATGGATCCTCTCGAGACATTTTTGTAAATAAGGGTTCGGTTGTTAATTTATGAAAAACACCCTCGTAACCTCCTACACGGTAATATCCAAGTGAAGTTTGCAAACTATTGGCTTCGAGCTCAACAACTGCCGAACCGTCAGAAAGATCGCTCAAACCCTCTCTTCGTGTTGTTTTTAAAGAAATTTTTGTATTTGCACGACATTTCTCAGAATTCACACCAAAAACATTTGCCTCATGATCCTGCACATAAAATGAAATGTTCACGGTTGGAGATTCGATGTCACTGACGACAGCTACAATTCTGAATACCGTATACTCAACTCCAAACTCATCATCAAATGACTTTCCTTCAGCCGAACGTGGTGTTGCTCGTAACCTTGCTGCGTCCTCAAGGGTTAATGAATGAACGTACACACGTCTGTCGCCACTAAGTTGTCGCTCAACAACTAAAAACTTCATCGGATGTGTCTTTTCATAACGAATACTATTGGTGTCAGCAGGTACCACTTCCATGACGGCAGTTGTTGGTAGTTTGCATTGAACTGACTGTCCCCCAGTTATTCGAGTAAAGGTGAAACTATCCTTTGGGTTTAATAATACATTCGATAGTCGATCAGCCAATGATAATGATTGAACATCTAACTGATTAAACAGATTACGGTCATCAGCTGAGGTTGACGTAAGGAATTGGTTAGTCGTTAGTAACAATCTTCCCTGTGTTTGGACGTCTACTACCAGATTGAATAGTTGCTGACCAACAGTTGAATCAAATTGGAGAACACTGGGTCTAAAAGATGCTTGCGACAGTTTTGATATTTTTGACGTCAAATGGAATAAATCGTCTTCAAGATCGTTCAATGGTGTACGACTTGTATCAATTAAATCATTACGATCAAGTTGAAATAGCGACATCCATAAACAGCACCGTAAACCAACAAAATAACTAACAAGGCATCTTTCATTCAGTGATAATTTCACATTGGTCGGTAGCTGAGGATAAACTAATAAAATTTCATTATATCCAACTTCATTCATTTGGTAGTAGATACGTGGTGCATCGGTAAGTACTGGATTATTATTGGGTAGAACAGATACTGAGTCACTATCTTCTGGATAGGTAAATTTCACATCCTCTAAATATCCAAGTTTTACATATTTGGTTTCACCAACGTGTAATGCGTAGAGTTGAAGATGGTTAAGTTGGAAAAGATGATCCTCAAAAACAAACTTTGTATCGAAACTTTGCATACGTTTAACACGTGGAAGTATAACTGCTGGAAAATAAAACAAATTACCTGGTAACCGGTTAAGATCTTGAAATTCACGCATCGGATGACGATACAACTTAGGGGTAAGCTGTTCAATTCGTAATTCATGACGTGCCGTGATTCGTAATCGTCCAATCGAATCAATAGCTGCTCGTAAAAGTAGATCAATATCAATCTCTGTATCTGAGAAGTTTCCAGGTTCAACTAACGGCTGTGATAATCCAAATTGTTGTTTAACTAACTTAGGTGGTGTTGATGATTGATCTCCAATCGTAGATGGTTGATCTGGGATTGACACACTAATGGCGGGAGATGTTGACTGATTATTTGACTGACCTGCTTGTATTTGTCGACGTCTGAGTAAGCGGAGTTGTCTAGAAACTGAGGCAAGTGCAAGGTGTAATTCATCGTCGTGTGGGGTAAGTGGGTTAGGAATTGGTATATTGACGAGGCTTGACATAATGGGATTTATTT